TCAGATAGATAATCTAAAAGTTCTCTAGTAACTTTATCGATATCTTCGATAGATAGTTCACCTCTCTTAACTCCGTTTTTTAGGATTTGGTACTTTACCATAACCATTTTAGAAACTTTTACACCCATAGTCATTTGTTTTATTTTATCAAAGATATATATAATACTTCAATCTGCCAAATTTTTTGGTTATTTATATTGGTTATAAATAAGGTGATAGTGATGAAGTACCCGTCTCGCTCCAATCTTAAGTGCTTAATCGTAGTTTTACGAGGCCTCGGCACTGTCCTTTTCAGGGGGTGATGAATTCCTGATCCACTCTGGATTGTCGACATCCGTTGAGTGGGGAAAACCACTATCAGTATTTTAATTGTTTATGTGGTCCTTGTTGGAATCGAACCAACCACCTACTGATTATGAGTCAGTTGCTCTAACCGAATGAGCTAAAGGACCAATTAGCGGAGATTTCAGACTATCCATTGATCACCCAAGGACTCGTTTCTAGTGTATTTGGCACTCCGCCATTGTAAGTTTTTTGTTGCTTACGCCCTCATTCGTGGACTTCCGACATCCCAATGAGCTTTACCGTCCTATCGGAGTCAGGTAACCGCTTGTAGTCAGGACAGGATTTGAACCTGTATGGTAATTTTTTCAGTACCTCCACAACCCATGGATTTACGTGGTCTTTGCGTCTACCATTCCGCCACCTGACTATAAAAACACACTCTTAGGCATTCTACTCCCAGCTCCGAGGAATTGTATATAACTTAGCCCGATACTCATCGCTGTATGGGTACCTAAGTTTATGTGTAATCAAATAGGTAAGGTGGGATTCGAACCCACAATGAACAACCTTTTTACGGGACTCGGCACCGTGCCTCATTACGCTCTTACCCACTTTGGTACTCCCACGGAGAATCGAACTCCGATTTTCAGGATGAAAACCTGATGTCCTAACCGTTAGACGATGGGAGCAAATTGTGACAACCTTTGGGTTCGATTGTCACTTTTACGTGAAAGGAGTGATCAGACCCTCTAACATCACGAGTGTAAGTTTTTCACATTAAACTATCTCTACAAAACGTCAGTTTTTATCGCCCTTAAACTGAATAAACGGTTTGACACTTTGTATCCCCTTTTTTAAGTGCGTGATACATCTTCTCTCAAACTGAACTCTACTGAGAACACTCCCTGCGGTCTATGAGAGAATCGAACTCTCGGCACATCCGTGACAGGGATGTATGTTAGCCACTACACTAATAAACCAATTTGAGATTTTTAATTTTCGGAATCTCATAACCGTTACGTGGTTGGGGTAGGATTCGAACCTACATAAACACTTTGAAATTTACCTACGCACCGTGAGGTAGTGTTCTTCATCATTTGCATTGCCTAACCATTGATCGATTTTACGTTTCGGCTGCCGTGCGTGTCAATAAGCGTCTACCATTCCGCCACCCAACCATACTACATCTCCTTTCGATTCTATAAGGAATCTACTCCGTTCTGTTGTACACCCGCCAGGATTCGAACCTGGGACCTATTCATTAGAAGTGAATTGCTCTATCCAGCTGAGCTACGGGTGCAAATAAAAGATGATAAATGGCTTTATCAGGAATCTGGCTATAACCATAAACACTTCCTATAATTTCTATACTATTGTCATTAGCGTATATGAGCTTCACACACCATTAGAGAGTCGGGTTGTTACATCAATACAATTAAGATCGAATACCTTTCCTTAGTGTGTACCTTTGCGTCACGTCTCTCCACGCTTACCATTCTACGCTTTGTATCATCTTTTGTACTCGAATCGGGACTTGAACCCGAACGGGCAATTGCCCACAAGATTTTAAGTCTGGCGTGTCTACCGATTCCACCATCCGAGCTTATGAGGATGAGAAGTCCTCTGTGTTGTAATGTTAATTCTACATTTACATTATTTATTACGTTTAATTCCTTTCTCACAAGAACAACACAATATTCTTTATAACCAATATGTCAATGAACTAATCTTCTTTTTCAAAGTTAAATATAAAAGACTAAAATGTCAATTATTTTTTAAACATTTTTTTTATTTCCTTTTTGATAATATATCATCAATCTTCTGTAATGTTTCTGGATCTGTTATTGGTAAAAGAGAAATAATATCTAATCGTGTTTTCATTTCTTCTTTTAACCCCCAACCACTACCACAGGTTTTTGCTTGTTCACCAAACATATTAATAAACTGATCCTCAACAACACTTCTCAATGGATAATCACCACCAAAAGGTACTTTACTTCTGTCAATAGGACCTATTTTACAAAACCAATATTCTAAATTATTTTCCATTTATTTTATTTTTTGTAGTCAGAGTAGAACTCTAACCTACGACTTAGATATTATGAGGATCTAGATATACCACTGATCTACCCCGATATATATTATTTCAATAAACTTATAACATACGGTTTAAATATGGTTAATTTAGTTCCGTCTGAATTATAATACCAGACAGAATCCTTGTTCATACCGTATATCGTATCAGTATATGCAACTGCTGGTCGAAGTTCTTGTGTTACATTTACTTCATTCCAATCAACTTGTCTTTCGATCATGACAGGAACTTGACCTTCAATTTTGTACTTATAAGTTTTACCTTTACAAGAAAGGAATAAAACCGTTAATACTGTTGTATAAAATACCTTTTTCATAACTATTTGTTTTGTAGTCAGAACAGGATTCGAACCTGTGTTTACACTTTACTTGTATTAGTTGTGTCCGATAGATTGGGTATCAATACATTTCCCGCACCACCTGCTCTTAACCACTGAGCTACCTGACTATTTTATTTAACGATTCGGAAACCAATATTCCCCTATATAGTAACCATTTTCATTACACCATTGTTCTAATTCATTCATAATTTTTATTTTTTGTAGTCAGGACAGGATTCGAACCTGTATGATAACTTATGAGCAGTCTTAACGGGTCTTTCGAGGTTACTCACGTTATCTTTACTATTAACCTTTATTCATGCGTCTACCATTCCGCCACCTGACTAAATTTTATTCCCAAAGAAGTATAATATTGAATTGACCGTCATAATCAAATCCAATCACTTCTGATTTCATTCCACACGATTCGTAGATTAATCTACCTTTTTCATCAATGTAATACATATTTATAATATTTGTAGTCAGGACAGGAATCGAACCTGTATGAGTTCCATGTTTTATCATGCCTTGTTTCCCTTTTAGTACCTAAACCGCCTAGCATGCAGCACCAATTTAGGTAGTAAGGAACTCTAATAAGATTGTATATAACTTAGCGTCTACCAATTCCGCCACCTGACTATATTAAAAAGGGAGTGATGTTAACGACTCACCCCCATTATTTATTACTTAATGTTTAGGAATGTTCCTGAACCACTGGTAACAGTAGTTGGTAACTTACCATCCCATGCTTGTGCTTTCAAGTATTCAATATACAAAGGTGTGATTTCCCTCTGTTTCAATTTCATTGCCAATGCAAGTGCCTGTGCATCAATAATTACTTTAGCACTATCACCTTTTGCAATCGCTATTTTCTCTAATGCTTCTGCCTGTGCAACTAACGTTCTTTGTTGTGCTGCTTGTGCCTCTTGTACCGCCTGTGTTTTCCCTTCAATTGCTTTTTGTAACGACATTGGAGGTATAATGTTTGTCCTTAATTGGGAGACAGTAAACCATTTAGAAACCCTCTTATTACATTCTGTTATGATAGCGGCTTCAAATTCTTCACGTTTATTAAAGATTGCGTCAACCTCCCAACGATTGGCCACATCATTAACAGATGATACGATTGCATTCTTTAACCAACCTTGTTCTATTTCCTTTATATCCAACCTCAAATTAACAAACATCTCCCCAATTGCATCCTCACGAAGTGAATAGTTAAATGATGGTTTAATTGTTGCTGCAAACCCACCTTTTGTAATTACTGTTTGATCATTATATTCAATGTGTTGTTGAAACAATGGGAATTCTTTTACTTGTTCAGTCCAATCGTTATATACTACCCATCCTGTTTTGTACTGATAGTTTGCGACACCTCTTGCGGAACCAGTTAAATTA